GCCATTCTCAATACTATATTCGTCGTGTCCGTGCTGATAATAAAGATCCGCTTACTAAGTTCATGAAGGACAAAGGTGTGCCGTGGGAGCCAGATGTTATGAAGCCTGACTCCACAACAGTATTCTCCTTCCCAATGAAAGCACCAAAGGGTGCTGTTGTAAGAGATGACATTGACGCTATCAAACATCTTGAACTATGGGCCGTGTATCAGGAGGCATGGTGTGAGCATAAGCCATCCGTTACAATCAATGTTCGTGAAGAAGAATGGATGGATGTTGGTGCGTGGGTATATCGTCACTTTGATGAAATGTCCGGTGTATCATTCTTGCCACATGATGGTGGTTCATATCGTCAGGCACCATATGAGGAGATTAGTCAAGACCTATATGAAGCAATGTTGCCGTCTATTCCAAAGCATCTGGAATGGGATAGTCTGGTTGAGATGGAAGATAACGTTGAGGGTGTCCAGACACTGGCCTGCACATCAGGGAGTTGTGAAATATGAAAGAGCCAAAACTAAAAGTTATTACCGATACAAAATGGGTGTTCAATCCAGATGATGATCTAACTATGAAAGAGGTGATTGAAATGTTTCGTATAATGTCATTATCTCTAACCGATGACAAGATTTACGAAACTCTTTCACCCGCACTGCGTAGACACTTTGAGAGGCAGTAAAATATGAAAAATCTAATCGTTGCTATGATGCTACTATCTACACCTGCTCTTGCTGAAACAAATATCACCATTAGCAAGTCACAACAAATGATGCAGGTGGATACGGACGAAGGTACCTATCAGTGGCCTGTGTCTACCGCCCGAAAAGGTTATTATACACCCACGGGTACCTTCACTCCATATTCTCTTCAACCAATGCACTATTCAAAGAAATATGATAACTCACCTATGCCGAACAGTATTTTCTTTTCGGGTGGTTATGCGATTCATGCCACACCTCATGTTGGTAATCTTGGTCGCCCTGCTAGTCATGGGTGCGTTAGACTTTCTCCGACAAATGCTAGGACCTTATATAACATTGTAAGTCGTGATCGTCATAACACAACTATTAGGATTGTACCATGAATCTATTTCAACTCGGTAACTTTGTCTCCCATGCTGGTAATGAACTGGCATGGAAGATTGAATGTGATGCTCTAACAGACGCTGACTGGGAATGTCTCGCCAAGATGATTTCAGAACGATGCCAGTTTGGTTCTGTCTATGGCATTCCTCGAGGTGGTGTCAAGTTAGCAAACGCATTAGAAAAGTATAAGACGCCAAGCAATCCATATAGACTGATTGTTGACGATGTTTATACAACAGGGAAATCTATGAATGAAGTCATGGATCCTGGTGATATCGGTTTCGTTGTCTTTGCTCGCCGTAGAGTAGACTTTGAGCCTAACAGATACATTCGTGCATTGTTCACTATGGACATGATATGACGGACGAACGTTTCAAGTCTATCATGGCAATCATAATCAATCTAACAATTTTCATGATGATAGTAGAGGCCACTAATCTGGCCTTTGCTATTACGGCTGTATTGGTTATGTGTGCTGCTCTTGTATATGTCATGTAAGAGAATATTGTATGGATGAACTGGACGAGATTCTACTGGAACAGTTACACAATGCTAGAAGAAGCAAGAAACTACTAAAAAGACTTAGAAAGTTATACAGAAAACCTGACCCTTACATTGAAAACGGTGAAGTCTATATAGAGAATAGAATAAAGTTTTTTGAGAACATGATACAAGACAAGTCATTGCTTTTCAAAAAGGTCAAAAAGAAAAAAGTAAAACAATCGGACTTACTGTCAAGGAATCCTTTTTATGAATGGTATAGAAACACTATGTTCGTTACCAACTTTGGAATTAAGATGTTTACGGATTCATTATCACAGTATATGTCTTATTTCAAGAAGGATAAGGAGTAATGGCAGGAGAAAGAGCCGCTATATTTGGTCATTTTATTGAACAGTATTTAGAGAGCGACGTTGGCATTCTAGAACGAGAAGAAACCTATAGAGTATTGCTTGAGGTTCTAGAGGAGTTTGAAATCAAAGGCATGGAAGGTTATCTAAACATAGATCCTGCATTTGATGAAGTATGGAACGAAAGATATCCACCTGATATAGAAGACTACGAAGAATAACTATATAGGTCTATGTGGACCTATAACAACAAACCCTTTACAGAGATACCAGACGGATACGTGGCATTCGTATATGTGATTACGAACACGGTCACTAATAGAAAATATGTAGGCAAGAAACTGTTTAAGTTTACTCGCACCTCAAAGAAGAAAGGTAAACGAGTAAAGAAGCAAGTTGATTCTGATTGGATTGATTACTATGGTTCCAACAAAGAACTATTATCGCATGTTGATCTATTCGGCAAAGAAAAGTTCCAACGAGAAATCCTCTATCTATGTAAGAGCAAAGGCGAGGCTTCGTATATGGAAGCAAAGGAACAGTTCAATCGAGATGCTTTGATTTCCGAGAACTATTACAACGAATGGATAATGGTAAGAGTAAGGAAATCTCACATTAAAAAATCACTTGACATTCCAAAATGAATATGCTATAAATGAGGTTATGATGGTAATTGTAATGTATTCCAAAAAAGATTGTTCCTTTTGCGACAAGGCAAGGGAACTACTCCGTGCCGAAGGAAAGTTTTTCATTGAATATAAACTGGACACGAACTTTTCCCGTGAGACTCTAAAGGCACTATTTCCCTCCGCAAAAACTTTTCCTGTGATCACTATTGACAACCGCTACATTGGCGGTTATAATGAGTTATCAAAATTGCACGAGGAAGGAAAACTATGATTGACAAGTATGCTCTAAAGGAAGACCTAAAGAATGGTGTTGTTACCGTTGTCTTTGAAAAGAAGGACGGTACCGAACGCACTATGCGAGCAACCCTATCGGATCTATATGTTCCGCAGGTGTTGTCAGAGTATGACGGACAGGTGGCAAAGCCTGCTCGCCAGTTAAATGATGATGTTCAGGCAGTATGGGATATTGATGCAAATGGCTGGCGGTCATTTCGTTATGATTCCGTGAAAACACTATTGAAGGAGTAGTATATGGCATGGCCACATAAAAATCGACCTCGCAAGGGTCGTCGTAAGATTGGTTCTACAAAACGCAAAGCCCGTCGTATGAAGGGAAGAAAGAGGAAGTAATGCCTGTTAACTTACCGGAAGGAATCCGAAATATGAAGGGTATGGATAAAGCCAAGATTATCAATGTGTCTGCATCATCTGATGGTCTAGATTTTATGGATGGTCTAGCACTATTGCTTATCGGTCTAAAACTAACTGACCATCTAGCAAACTGGACATGGATCGAGGTGCTTGCTCCTCTTTGGGCACCATTTATGATTTCGTGGTTCATTCGTCTGATCAAATCAACTTTCTTTTCCGATGATGATGAGGGTGAGGAATAATGTCTGCTGATAACGGCATCTATGTTCTGTTGACAATAACAGACAAAGGACCTGAATACCGTGTGGCTTATACCCAAGCCATAGATAATATTTACGGAAAGTTCAATGAGGAACTTTGCCGTTACGAAGGAGACATTCCTGCTATCGTTTCCGTATTCGGTGAAGCCAAGGTTTTCTATATACTTAACGAGGCTCTTGACTTTGCTGAGGAAATGTCGTATGATCATGAATATCTTGAGGATGGAATCTGTGTGATTAACGAGTTCAAGGACTATGGGCACATTTTCACCTGAGGAGAATATGGCAAAGATTGTATTACACGGACATCCTAAAAAGATTACCAGACAAGAGTTGATACAATCTGCCGCCTTCTTCTGCGACCATCTTCTAACGAAGAGACTAAGTAAAAACGTAAAGGTTGTTATCAGACTGAAAAACAACCTATATAAAACGACCAAATGTTTCGGTCTATGCACCTATACAGACGACGACATTAGAACATCTAATCATCGTGAGTTTGAGATAGAAATGGACTCGGACTTTGGTCGTGTTTTTATGCTAAGAACACTAGCGCATGAACTTGTTCATGTTAAGCAATATGCACGAGGTCAACTTATTGAAATGTCCGGTCCATATCAGAAATGGAACGGTGTAATGTTTAGTGAAAATAAAGTATCATACAAAGAACTACCGTGGGAAAAAGAAGCAAGACGGTTAGAAAAAGAATTGTATGAGTTGTGGAAACAACATCGTGACCGATAAGGAGAAGAAAGTGAAAACGGCAACCGTTCGTCGCCCTAAGTTTGCTGATGAAAAGTATCTTGGCCCTGAACCGACTGTGAACGAAGATGCTTCACAGTCTGAAATGGCCAAGGCATACACCTGGTTCAACTATTTCTACAACTCTGAAGATGCCAAAAACTTTACAATATCCTACCTAAAACATATCAAGTATAACAAAGACACAATCAGAA